GTGACACAGCATCAACAATGGTTAGAAGAATTACGCAGGAAGCGTAAAGAATCGCAGGAACGCGAACACGATGAGTTTATGCATCAAACGGAAGTGTTAGGACGACAAGGACTGTCGATACCAACAAAGGACTTTGCAGGAGATTTTCAATGAACGTTTCTAACTCATACCCTACCGATAAATACCCTCGCCTAACATCACCGTCATTAGCAAAAAACAGAGAGGAAGCTCTGGCTCAAGCTATTGCAATGATTGAGGGGCATTTGCCGAATACGAGCGTGAAGGAGAGAGAAAAACGACTAGCAATGGAGCTACTACATATCAACTTGGACGCATCAAAAAATCACCCTCCTATTCCTCCACATATTCAGGCGTTACGTGATGCAGAAAGAAATTCTGTATCTGGGAATAAGGTTGAAATCGATTACTACGGAAGCGATCGACGTTCTGGTCAGTATTTGGGGGATTAATATGACATATCGAGTAGTAGATACAGAGACTTGTGATTTTGACAGCGGAATAGTTGAGATTGCAAGCATTGACATAAACAACAATGAAATCGATTACACATCTCAGAAGTCACACTTTGTAAACCCACAGAAACCAATCTCAATAAGCGCTATGGCTATTCATCACATCACTGATGAAATGGTTGCCAACTCTCCGCTCATTGATGACGTTATAGGTAATTACAAGGGTTCTGATTATCTGGTTGCACATAATGCCGAATTCGATAAGCGAATGATGCCGGAAATGGATGTTCCGTTTATTTGTACGTTAAAGCTGGCAAGGCGCTTATATCCAGAGTTAGAAAGCCACAGTAATCAATACCTTCGCTACGCACTGAAACTGGACGTTCATGTACCAGAAGGGTTACACGCTCACAGAGCTCTATATGACTGCATTGTTACAGCGTCATTATTTAAACGGATCAAGGATGATTCAGGGTGGTCGGACAAGGAAATGTTAGAAATAACAAGTCAGCCATCACTATTAAATAAGTTGCGTTTCGGTAAGTACAAAGGAATGACATTTACCGAAGTTAAGAAAGAAAACGCTGGGTATTTAACTTGGTTGCTAGGTCAGCCTGATTTAGATCCAGATGTTGAGTTTTCAATTAAATACTGGATGGAGAAAAAAGATGAGTGAGGTATATAAAGCAATAAGTAATGTTGCTAAGGAACTAGCAGAAAAAGGAATAAGTAAGGAGAGACCAAAAGGCGGTGGTGTTAATTATGCATTTAGAGGGATTGATGCAGTTTATAACGCCCTAGCCCCTGCATTAGTTAAGCATGGATTGCTTATCTTGACTCGCTGTACTGAACGCTCGGTATGTGAGAGAACCAGTAAGAGCGGAGGTGTATTAAATTATGTCACTGTAAAAGCTGAGTTTGATTTTGTATCTGTCACGGATGGCAGTAAACACACAGTTATGACTTATGGAGAGGCTATGGATAGCGGAGATAAAGCCACAAACAAAGCCATGTCCATTGCATATAAGTACGCGGCATTTCAAGCGTTCTGCATTCCAACAGAAGAAACAGCAATTGATGCAGATGCGGAAATTCATAATGTGGTGCCACGGACGGCAGAGCAGATATTGGCTGATTACACTAACTTTCTTGGAACAGCTACGAACCAATCACAAATCATGGATGAGTACAAAAAAGCATGGAATGCATTGGCTGGTACTGAATCACAAAAGGAATGTGAGCGTTTAACAGGAATTCGGATTAAAGAACTTAAGGAAGTAGCATAATGGCAAGTAAAGGCGTGAATAAATGTATTCTCATTGGTCACCTAGGGCAGGATCCAGAAATCCGCTATATGCCATCAGGTGGCGCAGTCGCTAATCTCACACTAGCCACATCGGAATCGTGGCGTGATAAACAAACCGGTGAGATGAAAGAAAAAACCGAGTGGCATCGAGTATGCATCTTCGGAAAATTAGCGGAAATTGCAGGTGAATATCTGAGAAAAGGAAGTCAGGTATATATCGAGGGTTCTCTTCAAACTCGTAAATGGCAAGACCAAAGCGGACAAGACCGATACACAACGGAAGTGGTAGTTAATATCGGCGGTACGATGCAGATGTTAGGCGGTAATCAGGCAGGAAGCCAGAAACCTCAGCAGAATCAAGGATGGGGTCAACCGCAAGCACCGAAAGCACCGCAACAACAACCTAAACAACAAACACCACAAAGTGAACCTCCGATGGATTTCGATGACGACATCCCCTTCGCTCCTATCGGACTCCCCTACCCACGCCACGCTATTTATGTGATTTAACCAAAGGATATAACCATTACTCAGTGCAAGGATGCAAACAGGAGATAGATATGAAATTAAAAAGTGGTGCTACATCTTGCCCCCACTGCGGTAATAACTACGCATTCTATGTATTGCACACAGCATCCGGTAGTGCCAGTTATTATTATGGATTCAATGGTGATGATGTATATAACGCAAATATGTGGGATGGGGTTTATTTAAAACCTAAAAAAACTGCGTATTGCGGTGAGTGCCAGAGAAGCCTTGGTTCTGTTGTAGACGATTAACTCGCAGGGATGCAATGAAGAGGAATGAATATGAAAGTCTATCTCGACGACGAGCGCCAAACGCCAGATGGATTTGTTCGCGCTTACTGGCCTGATGAAGCGATTAAATTACTGGAGACTGGCGAGGTTGAGTTAATCAGCCTAGACCATGATTTAGGTGATGATGAACGAGGTACAGGCTATGACGTTTTATTGTGGATAGAAGAACAAGTTTATTTAAATGGATTTAAAGCACCTGAAATTATTGTTCATTCTTCTAATTCATCAGCACGTCATAAAATGGAATTGGCAATCGAAAATATTAAAAAGGTGGAGTGATGGATAAATCAAGACAGCAGTTTGAAGAGTGGTTTGCACCACAGAAAGAAGAAATGAAGCGGAATGGATTAGGTATGATTTCGATAACGAGAATGCACCAGCGTCAGTTATCAGCATGGCAAGCATCACGAGAGAGTTTGGAGATTGAATTGCCAGAGCCTAACCCTGAAGATTCTGGGAGTCCTAACTTTTACGACGGGTATAACACTGCAATAAGTGATATTCATGACGAATTAATCAGCAATGGAGTGAAAATAAAAGATGAATAATGAATATAATAGAGAACAAATGAAATTAGGTGTTCTATATGCTCGCAATCATTTAATTAGCTCATATAAAGCAAACTTTATTGAATGTGACGAATGCCAGTTCGCAATGTTTATGAATACATTATCTCTCGTTGCAAACGAATCAATAGATATTGAATTAATGATGGAAAATGTTTTGTCATGTAATGACGAGGCTGAAAATTGGATTAAGGAAATTCTAATTAAATATTCTAAATAAATACCCATGCAAATAATCGGATATGTATTACTCATACTAATACAGGGTTCTGCTGTACCTGTAACGGAAGATATATACACGCAATCGGAATGCAATAAACGTGCTGAATATTTAATGTCAGTGAGAAATGTTGAGGTTATTTGTGGAGAAATATACAGATGAGACAAATTAAAATAAATTCTGGTTCGTGGCAAAAAGATTTAGAAATGGTTGTCACTGTTATCGATGAAGATAAATTTAAAAAATCATGTGAACAAATTAATAAATTCTATTGTGACGCAGAGTATAGAGCTAAAAAATACGGAAGCCATGAAAAGGCTGGATTTGCAATGTTCTGCGCGGAATGTTTCCAACAGGTGGCATTTAATAACTTCAAGGATGAGGAATGGGTTACCGAACAATTCGATTGGTCTAAAGATAAGGGAATTGATGGATATCCTTCGCTAGATGATATGGGAATTCGAATCGATGAAATTGAGTCATGGTTTATTGATTATGACGAAATAGAAATCACAGGATGGTAATCAATGAAACAAGTTCAAGCAATGACGACGCTAGTATTGATTGATGGCATTACGTATCAAATAGCATTACCAAAACAATATGTTTTACTGCAAACAAAGCAAGCATTGATGTTCGCCCAAGAGTTCGGTGGCTTAATTATTCCATGTGAATTTACTAGTATAAAGCCAATGGAAGCGGATGGATTACCTTTTAATATAAGTGATAGTGGAGCGGAGAATGAAAAAGTATGACCTAATACTAGCTGACCCTCCTTGGCAATATAATAATAAAGCATCAAACGGCGCAGCAACCAATCATTACAACACCACCGATTTATATTCCCTCTCCAGATTGCCAGTAGAAAAATACTCCTCTAAAAATTCCGTACTGTTTATGTGGTACACAGGCAGCTTTGCACTCGAAGCAATTAAATTAGCCGAAGCATGGGATTTTAAAGTTAAAAATATGTTCGGGTTCGCATGGGTTAAATTAAATAAAAATGCAGGAGATAGAATAAATAAAAAACCGCCAGAAGACTTTTTCGATTTCATGGAAATATTAAACAATGAGACAAAGATTAATTGCGGTAATTACACTCGTCAAAATGTCGAAATGTGTTTAATAGCCACAAGAGGAAATGGATTACCTCGTCAATCTGCAAGCGTGAGGCAAGTTATTTATTCGTGCTTAGGCGAACACAGCGAAAAGCCCAAAGAGGTGCATCATCGTTTGGAGGAATTATACGGAGACGTTCCTCGACTCGAATTATTCGCTCGTGAGAAATACGGTGATTGGGATGTATATGGTGACCAAGCGGAAGAAAGTATTCAATTAATATAGGTGAATTATGGACATTATCGACTCAGCAAATGAAACAAACGAATTATATATTCAAGTGTCATTATCAAATCGCAAGGCAGCAATTAAATCATATAGCGGAATGTGTATCTGGTGTCACCAAGAACCGGTCGCACCTAATAGCGCATATTGCAGTAAAGATTGTGGTGATGATCATGAACAGTATAAAAGGAAGAATGGATAGGAGGGTAAAATGGAAGGGATGACCATGCCAAGAAAAGAAGCTGCCGCATATATTGGTATATCAGAAGACACACTCTCTCGTTGGTGCAAGCTAGGATTGATTGCATACACAAGAAAGGACCCATCAAAGAAAAACTCGCCATACCTATTTACGAGAGCTGCGTGTATTGCGGCGGCTAATAAATCAATTCACAATATACCAGTGAACGCTGGTGAGACACGAGAGGGAAAATCATGTCTTTATTCAGAAGAGGTAAAATATGGTACGGAAACTACACGACGCCAAGCGGTAAAAGAATCAAGGAATCTCTTGGCACAGAGGACAAGAAGCTCGCGCAGGAGTTGCACGACACAAGAAAGGTCGAGTTATGGCGCATAGAACGTCTTGGTGACTTTCCTGATGTTACTTTCGAAGAGGCTATAGTTCGATGGATTGAAGAGAAAGCAGACAAAAAATCACTGGATGACGATAAAGGTCGGCTTTCTTTTTGGTTAGATCACTTTGAAGGTTACCGACTTAAGGATATTACAGAAGCAAAAATATATTCCGTTATCAATAAGATGGTAAACAGAAAAGCAAGGGAGAGATGGGAAAAACAAGCGGAATCAGCTAAAAGAAAGGGAAAGGAAATCCCCGCATTTACTGATGTCCCTGTCAGTAACGCAACCAAAGCAAAGCATCTCGCCATCATGAAATCCCTGTTAAGAGCTGCTGAACGTGACTGGAAATGGTTAGAAAAATCTCCCGTTATCAAAGTTCCAACAATCAGAGAAAAGCGGGTTCGGTGGTTAGAACATCATGAAGCTAAAAGACTGATTCAAGAATGCCCTGAACCACTGAAATCCGTAGTTACATTTGCATTGGCCACTGGATTAAGGCGATCCAATATTATCAATTTAGAGTGGAGTCAAATTGATATGCAAAGGAAAGTTGCATGGATAAACCCAGAGGATAGCAAATCAGGCCAAGCAATTGGTGTTGCTTTAAATGACACTGCTTGTCAGGTTCTTAAGGAGCAAATAGGAAACCATTACAAATGGGTATTTGTTCATACTGAATCAAAGAAGAGACCAGACGGAACATTAACGCCAAGTGTTAGGAAAATGCGAGTTGATTCTAACACAGCATGGAGGGCGGCACTAAAAAGAGCAGGAATAGAAAACTTCCGTTTTCATGATCTGCGCCACACATGGGCGAGCTGGTTAATTCAGTCCGGAGTTCCACTTTCAGTATTACAAGAAATGGGCGGATGGGAATCAGTTGATATGGTTAGAAGGTATGCTCACCTAGCGCCTAATCATTTAACTGAACATGCAAAGCAAATAGACAGTATTTTTGGCACTTGTGTCCCAAATACGTCCCACTTAAGAAAAGTAGAGAATTTAAAATGAGTGTAAGTGTTTGATTTTAAATGGTACGCCCTACAGGATTCGAACCTGTGACCTACGGCTTACAAGTCAGTTGCTCTACCAACTGAGCTAAGCCGGCGAATTCTGGCGGAAGGATAGAGATTCGAACTCTAGGATGGTTTCCCATCGGCGGTTTTCAAGACCGCTGCCTTCAGCCACTCGGCCATCCTTCCATGGCGCGCAATTATGCCTATCTCTGAGCTTGCTGTCTAGTCCTGATGATAAAAAAAATGTTTTTTTTATTTGTTTGCTTAAACTTCAGCCGAATTTTGCCTAAAAAACGATAACTTATTAATTTAGTGGTTAAATTTTGTGAATTTTTGCTTTGTGATGATTGTGCTTTACAGATAAAAACGATGAATAAAGGCGAGAAAAAGATAATAAAAAACCCGCTATCTCTTACGAGATAACGGGTTCTTATATGGTGCCGGCTACCGGAGTCGAACTGGTGACCTACTGATTACAAGTCAGTTGCTCTACCAACTGAGCTAAGCCGGCGAATTCTGGCGGAAGGATAGAGATTCGAACTCTAGGATGGTTTCCCATCGGCGGTTTTCAAGACCGCTGCCTTCAGCCACTCGGCCATCCTTCCATAGCGCGAAATTATGCCTATCTCTAAGCTTGCTGTCTAGCATTCGGCGTAAAAAAAATGACTTTTTTTGTTTATTTGCTCAAACTTCACCCGAATATCCCTTTTAAAGTAATAACCTGTTAATATAATGACTTAATACTGATGGTTGTTTAGCCAATTTTTTCTTTTTTATTGACTTCATTTCTTAAAGGCTCGCAAACTGA